AAATTATCTGCCAATGTGACTCACCTCCTCCTCTTTGGGCATAAAAAAAGACACCACATTTCGGTGTCAGCGTAATTTAACTTTTTGATTTTTAATGTAACAGTCTGACTGTTACATTTTAAGTTTTTGATGTTACATTACTCAGAGACTAAGATGACACTCGTGCTAATTTAAAGTTTATTTATTAGCACCAATGCCAAACCTTATTCTTGTCATTCTTGTTCGTATATACTTGTTTATTTGCGTACCAAAAGGACATCTACAACCATGATGGGATAACGTCATCAATAAACAGTTCTAACTTCGGTTTTGCGATACCAATAAACTGCTTGTGACATTCCCAAAGGTCCATCAGGTAACCAATAGGCGTCAGCCACACCTCATCCTCTTTTCGATTAAGGTGGGCTGTGCCATAGTAGATCAGTCGGGTAAAGAGTTCTTCATCACTTACCCGACCACCTCGTTTTTTGAGGGTTCACTCTCCACGTTTCGCTTTGTTCCCTTCATCATGCTAGCCATGATCGCATTCTTGTACTCAGCAAGGTCAAAAGGTGTGGTGAGAAGCTCCACTTCCTCTTCGGTGATGAGTTCTTTCTTATCTTCCTTATTTCTGATGTTATGGATCAGAATAGACTGATTGGCCAGAAGTGTAATCAACCACACTATCTCGTCCAGTGCCATCTCGAAGTTTTCGGTTTTCATCAGCTTGGCCCCTAAGTTCTCAAGCCCACCATAACGTCCGGCAATCGCCTTTGTTGCTTTTGTTGTTAATATTAGTTTGAAGTCAGTACCTCCAATGTTGATTGTAGTACTTCTCTCCTCAGATACCTCATCTACTTTTATTTTTTCATCCGCCATAATCATTTACCTCCCATTAAGATACCATCACTGTAGCTACGGTTGTCGTTACATCACTTGCACCAACAAGGCTGAGGACACAGTAGTAATAATAGGTATCCGCAAGAAGATCCGTTGGAATATCAAAGCTGGCCGATGTCTCTCCGTTAATAACTGTCCCTCCGGTTGTACTATCAATGGTGTTCTCATACCACTGGTATGTTACCGGATCGCTAGTGTTGGACTCAGCCACAACAGATAAGCTTCCTGTGATGCTACCGGCTGTCACTTCAGTAAGTCCTGCAGGTTGGGTTGTTATGGTAATGGTCGGTGTCACTGCTGTGAAGTCTGGTTCATAAACCGATGTGAACCAGCTTGATATTGTTAAAGCTGAAACTCCTGTATCTCCTTCAGTTACTTCTGCTTTCCAAGGATGCTTGTTTTCTCCGTCTAACTTGTTTCTTCTGAATACAGTACCTTCTATGGTGGGACTGCTAAAGGTAATGGAGTCACCCTTAGTTGCAAGGGTTGTGGCAGGAACAGAGAAAATAACTCTGTAAAGCCAAAAGTATCGATACTTTCCATTAGCTTTCTTTGCACGAAACCCGACTGCCACCGGACTTCCTCCATCTTCACTTCTTGAAACAACAACATTGTTGCTGTCGATTTTACATCCTGTCAAATCCTGAGCTACCAATGACCCGATATCATCGATTCCAAGTGTCAGTGCACCACTTTTAAATTCCTTCACAACTTCTGATGCACCGTCATCTGCATAAAGAATCGCTTCAATCAGCTCCACACTTAGCTCAGCTGTCATGGCTTTTGCCAGGACCTTAGGTGTTCCATAGGTCTCGATGCCATTTTGGTCTTCTGTAATCTTGGCATAATATAGACTGTCCAATCCGATTGTTGCCATGTTCTATTCCTCCTTCAAAATCGCTGAATCTATTTCAGCTAATAATTCACTTCGTATTCTTTCGCCACATCAATGGCGAAGTGGTGAAAACCGGTATCTTCTTCGTATCCCAGATACCTTCTGTCCGTTATGATAAAGCCTGCTCCTAGTAGTGCTATTACCACTTCATTCTTTCTCGCCTGGTAGTTGCTCTTAGAAAATAAGGAGAGGCGAACTTCCTGTAGTTCTGCTCTTGGCAGATCGTCAGCATAATGGTCGAAGATATCACTCATAGGGATAAGGACCAGATATTCATCCGGCGCCTTTTTACTAAACATGCCCGTTTCAATAGGGATCCCCAAAGGTTCAAGGACCTCGCCTATATCTTTCAAAATACTGCTATACATTTAGCTCGCCCTCCTTATCTTTAGATTTTTAGATTTTGCTTATCTCTTCATCAAGCTTTCTCTTCATGGTATCAATACAGGCATTACGGCTAGCAGTTTTTGCCGGTTTCAAGAACGGCTTGGCCGGCTGACCGGACTTTCCATACTCTAGAATATTGGCGATTTTTGCATTGGACTCACCATCACTCCTCGGCTCATCAAATCCTACCTTCACATCATAGTTCCCATTGCGATCAATCCCAGCAGGAGAAACCCCAAGGGCATCAATCAGTTCACCCGTTGATCTTGAAGGCAGCTTTGTATCATTTCCAATGACTGTCTGAAGGTTTGACTTCACTTTGGCTTTCACCACTTCGCCACCTTCTTTTAAAACTTTCGGGATGATTTCATCGGTCTTCTCAGCCAGGGTAGATACCTTCAAAAGAAAGTCTTCAGGTAACTTGTAGGTTGCTCGTGCCATGAAATCACCTCCTAGTCCTTTGTGGCTTCTATCTTTTCTGCTGCTACTTCTAAATAAAATCCCATAATAACCTCAACGCTCAAGACTTTGTACTCCCCGGTATCACAGCGAATCAGCATGCCAGGTTCAATCACCACATCAGGAATCCTTCTAAACTGAAAGGTGGCATTGGCTTTGGTGTAGGCGGCCATATTGGCCCACTTTCTTGAGGCGTGTCTTTCATCCCTGTATGCACGGACACTGGCAATAATTTCTTCTCCTTTAGAAGAGAATCCTTCATCGTCTTTGATGGGAATCGTATCTATGATGTCGATTCGGGTGTTCATCTTCCCAAAGCTCATACCCTTCACCTGCCTTTACTCCTTTCTCCTCATAACCATGACTGCGATCCTTTCGTCTGCCTTTTCTATAGCATCTTTTCTGACGTCTCCTTCTTTTCTTCACCCATAACCGTTTCATCAGACCTGCCACTCCTTTCCCATGCGTAGAAGTAAATGAACCGTCTTCCACACCTGCTCAGAAGCACTGACATTGTCATTAAAAAAACCACCGGTGGAGCCATCGCGACTCTCATAAAAATGAGAGGCTAACATAATGACTCCTTGCTCGGTAGCAGGTGACATGGTGTTTTCTTTATAGAAGTCCGTCCCTAGATGCTGATAACCTTCAGCATAGCTGATGGCAGCGGCGATCACACCTTCCAGCAAGGTATCATCCTCATTATGGGTTACAATGAGATTTGCTTTTACCTTCTCAAGAAGTGCCATCTACCATCACTCGCTTTCCATCAGGCCAGCAGTTTTTAGCTTAGCAAGTAGGGCATTGAAATCTGCTGCCAGATCCGCCACATCCACAGCGGTGCTGTCTGCTTGAACAGCTGCAGGCTTAAGCTCTGTGCCATCAAAGGTGATTTTACCTTCCGCAGTTACAGCAAGCTCACCACCGATGACAGTCTTCTCGCCACCCTGTTCGGTATAATTTTTCGTGTTATATCCCATGGTTTTCCCTCCTTATCAAAGTGAAAGGAAGGCAGTAACTAGAACCACCTTCCTGTTAGATTACTTAGGCCTTTTGCTGAAGCACCTTGATGGCTTCAGGAAGGATCAACTTCGCATCCAGTCTCTGGGATGCAAGGAATCCGACCTGACCATTTGCTGCATAGAGTTCGTTCAGACGCTTAAAGGTTCTACCCTGACGATCAGCAATCCAGTAGTACTTGAAGTCTCCAAAGAGAATGGTCTTCTCACCAGCTGCAGCTGTAGGCATATACTGAGAAGTAACCACTGGACGGTTGAGAATCGTGTCCGGTGTTCCCGCCTGAACAGATGGCTGCCACAAATACTGACCCTGACCATCTTTCAGCTTTCTGATGGCCTTGATGGTTGCATCATTCACAAGGAAGGTAGCGTTCTTTCTATAAGCAGATTTCAAGCTGTGGTAAAGGTCCAGCGCCTCATCAAGAGTAATGGCCGTTGCGCTAGCTGCAGTCACACCAAGGCTTGCTCCACCGGTTGTATGAAGAAGACCTGTAGGTTTGCTGCTTCCGTTTCCAGTGAGGAATGCCTCCTCTTCAGCCGCTCCGATTCTTCTTGCAAACTCAGCTGCAATGTAGGCTTCAAGATCAAAGTAGCTGTCATTAAGAAGCTCATCAGAAACCTTGAGCATGGTACCAAGTTTGTAGGCAGAAAGTGTAACTTGAGTGAAGGCATCGTCACTTTCAGTGAAGGCCGCTTCTTCGTCCATCCACGCAGCGGATCCATGGCTCGCTACCACAGGAATCTTTCTATCTCCGTAGCTGGTCGTAATCACGTTACACAGATTTCTAAGAAGGTTGGCCTCCTGAAGTGCCTGAATCAACTGGTTCTCATACTCATCCGGTACAAGGAATCCACCTTCTGAATCGGTCCCGATCTGAAGTGCGTTGTGAACTGCAGGGTTCATCTTGTTTCTCATGGCACCCCAAAAGGCACTCTTGTAGGCATCGGATGCTCTGCCAGTTTTTTCTTCGGTCATCTTGTCAGGTCTTGATGCAAGAGGTTTGCTAAGGGCAGCTGAAAGCTCCCTGTCCATCATCTCTTGACGCTCAAGGCGCTCGATTTCCTTCCCAAGGTTGACTACTTCATCTTCCATCTTTTCATAGACGGCATTGTCCTCAGGTTTGATCAGGCCGTTCTCCTGACGATGTTCATCAAGGAAACCTTTAGCCTGTTCCCAAACCTTGGCGCGTTTCTCTCTTAGTTCTTGAATTTTACTCATATTCATTACCTCCAATTTTTAATCAGCTCCAGCCGTCTTTCCAGCTGGGCAATAGGGATATGGTTTACTGACTGGGTAGGCTCCTTCAAATCGTCTTCACCTTGTGGTATAGGATCCGCACTCTTTTCAGGTTCCTTAGTTTGACCGTCATCATCATGCGCCTTAAGATACTTCATCCTCGCCTGAATACCAGGGAGTTTGTTCCTTAAAGCATTTGTCACAGTCATCTGGTCAAAGATAAAGCCACCGGAACCTTCATCTGCCGGCTCTGATTCATAAAGAATCTTGTCGGCAAACTTCAGCTCGATGGCTTTGTGGGCACTCATCCAGGTTTCAGCGTCCATCATGTGAGAGATTTTTGCTCTGGAAAGTCCCGTTTTTGTCTGATAAGCATTGATAATGCTCTCTTTTACTTCACTGAGGAGATTAATCCCCACCTGCAGATCCGCCACCTCACCAGCAATAAGCATGGCTGGGTTATGGATCATGATCACTGACAGCGGAGAAACACACACCTCATCTCCCGCCATGGCAATGACAGAAGCAGCACTGGCTGCAAGCCCATCAACATGGACACTGACCTTGCCGGGATATTCCTTTAGCATGTTGTAAATCTGCGCTGCTGCGAAGGTGTCTCCACCCGGTGAGTGTATCTTTACAACAATGTCATCTGCCTCCGGGCCACTGGCATAAAGCTCTGTCTTAAACTGTTTAGGGGTGATGTCATCATCAAACCAAGAAGACTCTGCAATGTACCCTTCAAGGTGTAGGGTTCTCACCGTAGGCTCATCGGCTTCATTCACCACCCATCGCCAAAATTTATCCATC